CTTTTTTTTGATCAGTGGTCTGCATATATTCACCACGTCCTGCGGCTTTTGGCTGTATGCAGCCCGGCCAATATTTACAATCGTTTCGTCTACTCCGTCTTTATCATATTTCTTGATCAGCGCTTCTTGAACAGCCCTGATCATTGCCGTAAGTTCTCCTACAATTTCCATCGTAGTGCCTTCTACCTCGCAGTCTATTCCTTGTTTGTCATAGTTACATTTCGCTGTTAGCATTTTTTCTCTCCTCCTTCGCACGGTGCTGGTAGCGGCGCCCAGACTTTAAAGCATGATTCCGGCTTTACTATTTGGGCATCGCGCTCATCTTTCACGTCTCCCAGATACGGTTTCGGCAGCGACGCCCAGGCGATTACCTTCATCTCACTCGGCCAGTTGATACCGCCATCTTCACTGTGCACCCACCAACCCCTCTCATCGCAATAGCCCATTGCTATAATCGGTTTGTTGTGAAATCTTCCTTTTTCTTGTATTGTCAGTAGCACATCTCCATTATCTTCCGGCAGTTCTTCCTCTGCTAATATCCACTCCACGGTTTGCTTGCTCATCTTGTATCTCCTTCACGTTTCCTTTGTACGGTTCTGGCAGCGGCGCCCAGGCGACGACGTTGTACAGCAGTTTCTCCCAGCCCTCGTCGTACACCGCCCAGTCTTTGAATATTGGATTCCACCAGCCCACCAGTACGAACAGATCATCTCCTTCGTCTGGTCTCTGCACTGTTACCAATACATCGTCACTTCCGTCCGGCAGTCCCTCCGTCACCGGGATCCAGTCTACTCTCATCTTATTTCCTCCTTACTATGATATAGTCTCCCCAGTTGGTGATGTGTGCCTGGTCGGTGTAGATCACTACGGCTCCACCTTCCCAGCACTCTACCCTTCCGGCTGCGCTACTACATTCTGCCGGGACTGCAGATGCAGCCCCGATTCCTATTCCGATCCACAGGATCGTCAGTGCTGCCACTGCAGCTGCTATGAGCAGGACGGCTCGCTTCATTTTGTATCTCCTTTGTACGGCTCCGGCAACGGCATCCATGCTGTGACGTCCACTCCTTCTTCGATTTCGTCAAAACAATTTTCTCCGTATTCTCGAAGTATGTCCACGCAAGTTGCCGAACTCCAGTGCCATATTCCTTTGTATAAAACACCTGCTCCTACGAATGGTTTATCTTTTATGTCGGCATAATAAGGCTCTGGTTCCCTGTTTAACCATGTAATATTTACTTCTGTGAGATCCTCCGGCAACCTTTCCGTTACCGGGATCCATTCGCCATATTTTTCTTTTTTCATTCCACACCTCCTACCAGTCTAAAATACTTCGGCAAAATTTTTATTTCGTGTTTCATTCCAAACGCTCCTCGTTTTTATTCATCATCACTACGCCTCCAGTCTCTTTGCAATTTCATAAATAACATTCACCGTCACGCTGTTCCCGGCTTGCTTATACAGCTGCGAGTCGCTGTTGACTGCAGCCGCACGGTCGAAATATTCATCCGGAAAGCCCTGTAGACGGAAACACTCCCGCGGAGTCAGGCGGCGGATTCGGATTCCATCGGTTGCGAAATTGTTCTGCTGCCACGAGTTTCCCGTAAGCGTTGGCGCTTCATTATGCATGCCACCTTTGTTGTAGCCTCGCGGTCTCTGAATCACTGCGTACAATCCGGTTTTGGTGCCTCTTCCACCACCCTGCGATGAAAGCGTTACGCTGATGCCGCTGGGATCATAAACTCTGTTCCCTTGTGATCCGCCTATCACCTGTTTGCAAGTCGCTTCTCTGACCATGACTCCCTGTCTGTCCTGTGCTGTCAGCGTGAACATTTCATCGCCATTTTCCTTAAACCGCCGGCCATTCTGCCGTTTATTCGGTCCGTCCGGAGTCATGACGGGGATTGCTAATCCTCCCCGCCTCTTTGAGACTCCTTTGTGGCTTGTTGCTGTAAGTGCCGGAACTCCCGGCTCGGTTTCCAGTCGTTTCGAATCAGGTACTCCATCGTCGCATCTGATAGGAAATACTTTTCGTCCACTTGCTTCTCTAAGATGTCCAACAATGAACACTCTTTCCCGATTCTGGGGAACCCCAAAATGCTTGCTGTTAAGCACCTGCCATTCGACATCGTACCCCAGCTCATCCATTGTGGATACGATGACTCCGAAGGTTTGCCCCCCCTCATGATTGAGAAGGCCTCGGACGTTTTCTGCGAAAAGTAAACGAGGCTTTCGCTCTCTAGCCAGCCGCATGACTTCAAAAAACAGAGTTCCTCTTGTATCTTCGAAGCCTCTTCGCTTTCCAGCAATGCTGAAAGCCTGGCATGGAAATCCGAAGCAGTAGCAGTCAGCTTCCGGAAGCTCTTCGGGCTCAACTCTTGTAATGTCATTTGCATACCATTCACTCTCCTTCACATTGTGCATCGCTCGGTATGATCTGTCGGCAAACTTGTCGACCTCGCAGTGACCTACACAGGTACGGCCTGCCATTTCCATCCCGAGCCTAAAGCCACCGATTCCAGAGAAGAAATCAAGAAATCTCATCTCCTCACACCTCCTTGATCTTGTAGCCTTCATTTGCCATCATCTACCCATTCGCCATGTTTTGCTTCTTTCATTCTGCGCGCTCCTCGTTTTTATTCATCTGCGCTATGTAGATCTGTGTGGCGCACTGGATTATAGCTTCTTCGTGATTCCCGTATCCCCCGTGGAAGGTTCTAATGCACGTCCTTGTTACCATTTTTACTATTTCTTCAAAAGTCATTTCTCATCTCTCTCCTCTCAACTCTTTCTCAGTCACTTCCAGCAGCTCGCACAGCTTCGCCATCCGTTTTTTCTTCGGAATCGCTTTTCCTCTGCAATAATAGTTAATGTTCGTCGAATCTATCCCTGCGGCCATGGCAAACTGCCGCTGGCTTTTGTATTTTTTGGCTATCGCAGTTTTTAAGTTTTCCCCAAAGGTCACCCGCGCTTTTTCCTTTGCTTCTTCCGCAGCCTTCTTTTCTACTGGATCCAGTATCGGCTGGATGCCCGTGCCGGTTCGCTGCCGTTTTCCGGAACGGTACCGGGTGCATCCTACGATCGGACACCCCCGTCGTTTTCGCGTGATCACCATATAGTCGCACGTGCCTTTGTCCGGTCCTTTATGCGGATGATAGACGCAGTCAGTTCGGGTGCAGCAGTACTTACTCGACATTTTCCGAATCCTCCTGGTAGATGACTGGCTTTCCCAAGCTCCGGGCGTATTCCAGTTCATGGCATGCTCCCGGGCTGTCCTGCCAGTTCGATAGCATGTAGATGGCGTCGCAGATCTGGATCAGCACCTCATCCAGGCGCATGTACTCTGCCCAGGCAAGTTTGTCGCCGTAATCGATGCCGGTCGGCGAGATCGGGATCACGTCCGGACGGCACAGCTGCCGTTTTGCTTCTTTGAAGTTCTCCGCGATCTCCTGCTCTTCCAGTCCAGTCATTTTCCCGGATATGTATATTCTTTTAGACCTTGTATCGTCCTGCGGTCCGATAGCCCTCTGGATCCGCCGACGAATGTCTTCGTTTACAGCTTCTTCCCGCAGCATCTTGATGATCTCTTCCAGCATGGCTTCCTTTTTCAGCCCTGCGAATCTCGGCGTTTTTTCAACCATTTTTTCTAATCGTCTTATTATCCTTTTTTCGTCTATCATGCTCCTGTCTCAGCAGCCCCTGCAGGCGGATCACTTCGTTCGTGATCAGGTCCCCGATGTCGGGGCGGTTCGCCCGATAGGCCGCTCTTGCCTCCTTATCTTTTTTCTTGATCGCTTCCTCGATCAGTTCTATCTTCGTTTTTGTCTGTTTCCGGATCCTGGTGTGCTCTTTTTCACACTCCTGCTGCTGGTTCTTTTTCTGGTTTTCTTCGATCCGCTTCTGCAAATCCTGGTAGTCCGGATCATCCAGCAGGCAGGATGCGTGCTTGCACTCTTCGTCCGTATCCCGTCCGAAGCACAATACGTTTCGTTTTGGGCAGAATAAAAAGGAACCATACTTTTCAAATCGTTCTTTTCTGATTTTTTCGTCCATGATTCCTTTCCTCCTGTTTATAAATAGTTCCTGCCTATCAGCATCATCCATGCCGATCTGGCTTCCTCATCGCTCGCCCCTTCGGCGATCATCTCTTCCTCGTACTTCGTCTGGTAGTACATCCGCCATTTCCGGTTCTCTATCCTTGCCCATTCATCGCAGTTTGCGTGCAGTCTCGCGTGGATCTCCGGGCAGACGTCCACCTGGAATCCCAGCTCTATGCTTTTTTGGCGGTTCGGTCCGCCAAAAATCTCATGGCGCTCGGCACCGGGACGGTCAGTATACCAACATCTCCTTTTCTGTTTATCCTTCCAACCGTTAGATAACAGCTTCTTTTTGGTCGTTTTCGGTTTTGGGAATGGACAGTTTCGATAATATCCAGCCAAACCATCAGATGTTTTCTCCCTGCTCATACTTCATGCTCCTTGTTATCTTGATTTTTTCGCCACCTTTTATCGTGATCACGGTCCCGTCCACGGAGATCCGCGCCTGCTGGATCTCGCCGTCAACGACCATCTGCCCGATCCGCAGGATCATATTGCACGTCTCATCCCGCAGTGGGCGAAAGTTCTGCTGCTCGCATCCCGGCGCGATCAGTGCCATCAGTGCGCCGGTCATGTGCTCTTTTCGCTCTGCTATCTGTTGTTCTCTCTGGTAGCCTCCGCATCCGCAGCCCCTGCTCGCCTGACGATCAGCGTCGCTTTGATTTTCGGCAATGATATTTATTTCCTCGCCGCAGTACCGGCATTTTCCAGTAAACGTCCCCATATACATTCCTCCTTTTTTCTTTCAGTGATTTTATAATTTCCTCATCGGGCGGTTTCATGCTCCCGGTGAGTGCTCTGGTGATCCTGGCATTGCGATCATCTTCCCGCTGTGCCAGGAAGTCCTCTTCTGCTCGCCAGTTCATCGCTCGATGACTCGGCCAGATGCTCCGTTCCCGTACACCTCTTTAGCAATCTCCAGCATATTCATGCCGTTGCTGTTAGCGTCAGCGTGGATCCGGCGCTCGAATCCGCCCAGGTACCGGATCACGATCCACTCCCTGCCGTCTTCCTTCTGGTATTCGTTGTTCTCAACGCCAGAGCGGTTGTCAGCTATGACTGCCGCTTTCAGACTAGTTATGAAATCCTTTTTTGAAATATTCATTTTCCTGTTCCTTTTCCTGGATCGGGAGCACGAACGCCAGCAGGATCGGGAGCACCCATTCCGGGCCAATCCCGAACTCGCCGCGGCAGATCCATGCTCCGCCTATGGTTATGATTGTTGTTGCTGTTAAAATAAGGATTGCTGCAAAGGGTCTCATGCTGTCGCCCCCTCTTTCTCTTTCCGGGCTTTTTCTTCCGCCCACTTTCTTTCGACGTATGCCGTCGCTACTTCCACGCAGGCTTTCGTGAATCTCTCCCGGTATCCGGGAGTGAACTCAACCACGACTTTGATTTCTTTCTTTCTCGCCATCTTCTTTCCTCCTGTTCAGGTCGACCATGGCTTTGCCGTAGCCGATCAGTTCGCCCTTTTTCCCCTCGGTCATGTATGGCAGGGCATCAGCCACCCGTTTCATGACTTCGATATCTCTTGCGTCATTAGTCACTGTTCTCCCTCCTCTCATACGGTTCCGTGACTGGCATCCATGCCTCCACGATTTCGGATGGTCCTACGATCCACTCGCCCCGGAACGTGCGGAGCTGCGCCGTTCGGATGCCACCCTCGTCTATGGTTACCCAGTATTCTCCCGGTGATCCCGGGGCGGAACTTCTGGCGTCCTGCCATTCATTGTTCCACTTCATGTCCTCAATCTCTTCCGGCGTCATGCCGGTGTCTTCGTATTCCGCCAAGCGATCCATCACTTTTCCGACAGCATTTGCATCAATGCTTACCGCCCCATTCCATCCTCTTTCTGTTAATCTTTCCATTGTTTTTCCTCCTGTTCTGTGATCCATGCCTCGTGCGCCTGTGCACATCGCTCTAGGTCGGTGATTTTCTGCAGCATGTTGCTGCGGATCTCACATGCTTTTTGCGCGTATTCGTACAGGCTTCGCAAAGCCTCTTTGTGCCGTTTTATTGCGTCCGCGGTTCGCCTGTCTGAGTTCTTCTGCTCCTCCGCTATGTCGTCCAGATCGTCCTGCGCCCTTGTCAGTCTGCCGTTCAGCCCTTCGACTCCCCCTTTCGCCGCGCTTGCGATCCCTTCTGTCTGCTCGATCCGCTTTAAAATCTCGTCCCTGATCTCATTCACTTTTTTGTTCAGCATCATCGTGTATGCCGTAACCAGCATCCCCCAAATCAGCACTATTACATCTGTTGCCGTTTCTATAATATTCATTGTTTCCCCTCCATCTGTACTCCATCTCTATTACTTTCCAGTGCTGTCTTTTTCTTTTTGATCCCGGCGATCATTTCGTCCGCCATCGCTTCACGTCCGACCTTCACGATCATCTCCTTGGCACTGGCTTCTCCCACTTCATCTTTTGCCATCACATACAGGTTCGTCAGAACCAATGCAGTATCCGCCATGATCTCAACCAGACCTCCTTCTATTTCTGTGATCCCTTTTTCTGTTTTTATCATTTTTTTACCTCCGTCGCCCTGTACTCCGTCTCTACTACTTCCCAGTCGGTCGCCAGCAGGTCGCTGGCGCGAAGATCCCACCGGGGCTGCACCTTGGTCGGCGTGATCATGACCATCGCCGTCTTCTGGCTGTCGGCCGGCATGATCGCATAGCCTTCGCACCAGCCATTTCTGCGTATCTGGCAGTTTTCAATTCCAGCCACGACTATGGCCTCGTAAATGTTCATAATTTGATCCCCTCCTTATCCGCCAGCAGCAGGCGGCCGACCTTCGTGATCGTGCCATATGTGCCGACTCCGTATCTTTTCACCAGCTCTTTTCTGGTGATCTCTCCGACCACCTCCCATGTGTCGGGGTCTACCAGTTGGTAGACTTTCTCTGGTTTCGTTTTCATGATTCTTCCCTCCAGCATTCCGGGACTCCCAGCTGCAAAGCTCCCTCCCGGGTGTCCGCTCCGCAATGGTTTCCGTCGTCATCCAGGAACAACCACCTCTCTGCTTCCTCTTTGGTCGGCTCCGTTCCAGGGCCCCACGCAACGATCCCCGCAGTTATGAAGTCCTGTACCTGTCCCACGATTCCCAGCAATGTCGTGCGGTCGTCGCTGACTACCTTTCGGATCGTACTGGTGTCTCCGCGTCTTTTTAATAGTTTCATACTTCCGCCTCCTAATAGTCCTGCTCCCTGCAGGTGTCGTCGATCTGCTGCAAAGGATCCGAACGGCGTCCCCATCTTACTCCGTCGGCGTCTTCCAGCGTTTCGATGTAGCCGTCCAGGATGAACGCCGGGTCGTATCCGGTTTCTTCTGCGGTCAGCTCCGCACGTCTCATTAAATAGTTTTTGAATGCTTCTGCCTGTTTTGCGCTAATATTGATACTCATTACATCCTCCTATCTTCTCGGCATCTTGCGATACCGTTCTGCGATGCGGTGCTTTCTGGAATATGCCCAGTAGATCGGCATGGTCCAGTCATCCCATTTTTCGACTGCCGCCACCAGCTGTTCCACTGTGAAGATGTTATTTTTTAATTTTGGAGATTTGTACATTTTTCTTTCCTCCCTGTTTTTTCCTTTTTGTTGGGTTTACAAACATGATAATATGGTGAGCCAACATTGTCAAGTTCTTTTTGTTTGCTTACCCAACTTTTTATTGACCCGCTTCACTAGTCGGGTTATAATGAGCCTACAAGGGAGGAACGGAAAACAATGACGATCGGAGAAAGAGTAAAAACATTAAGAAAAGAATTGGGGCTCACGCTTGAGAAATTTGCGAATCCTATTGGTATTCACAGAGGTTCATTGTCCGCAATTGAAAACGATAAAAGTGGAATGAGCGATCGGACTCTTCTGGCTATCTGCCGCGAATACGGCGTATCAGAGAGGTGGCTGCGCGATGGTGAGGGCGAGATGTTCGTTCCGGTAACCAGAAATGAGAAGATCGCCCGGTTTGCAGGAGAACTGATGAAGGACGAGACGCCGGACTTTCGGCGGCAGCTGGTCGAGATCCTGGCAGATCTGAACGACGAGCAGTGGGACGCCCTGGCGGACTTTGCAGAAAAACTTGCGAATATAAAAAAATAGAGCAGGCACCCGCCTACTCTATCATCCCCCGGATGAACTGGTACAGTAGTTTTAGCTGCTCGAAGCTTAGCCGCTTCAGCATGCCCTTGATCTGCTCTTCATAAAATCTTTTTCCCTCTCGATTCGCTTTCATGATGGACTCCTCCTCTTCTTAATTCAATTCTAATACTTTAATCCGCTTTCCGGATCAGTGTCTTCTTTTTAAATTCTATGTGATTTCGACAAGATCCGGCGGAGAAAGGAGCGTTTCATGAAATTCTATCAGAAAAACTGGTTCGTTATTTTGATGCTGGTCTTGTTTTTCCCCGTGGGGCTATTCCTGATGTGGAAATATACGAACTGGCGAAATTATGCAAAAATCATTGTCACTGTCGTGATCGCACTTCTCGTCGTTGTCAGCTACGTTTCACCGACCGACTATTCTTCCACACCCGACCAATCTGCATCTGTTCAAACACAGAAATCTGAAAAAACTACGAAATCTAAAAAAGAAACAAAAAAAGAAAACGAGAAAACTAAAGAACAAAAAGAAACAAAAAAAGAAAAAGCTGCAGCTGAAAAGCAAGAGAAGAAAGCCGCAGCCCAGGCGCTGGATTCCCAGCTTTATAACTGCTACCGAAAAGGAGCTGCTTTGTTTGACTCGTTTTCCGAATTAGGCGATTCCGCTTCCAGCGACAAAGCCTACTCTCTACTTGGAAACATGGAACAGGATTGCGAAAATATTTATAAAATTCTTGATGGCCTGAAGATCAAGGACCGAAAAAACGGCAAAGGCTCCGAAGACTATGAGGATGCTGTGCGGTACTATGTTGATTGCGTCTATCTATTCTCAGGACACATGCAAAAATACATAGACAGCGGCAAGGAAAAGCACTACAGCTCTGCCATGAAAGATCTGTCTGCCGCTTCATCTGCAAAATCTGACATTGATACAGCGCGCAAGGCTTTTTTGAAGTCGGCCGGATTTTCTGCGGATGAAATTTCTGAAATCGTTGATTCTGAAAAATAGAGGTGGTATGTATGAGAATCGCAATCTATGCTCGAAAAAGTGCTTTTTCCGATAAAAGCGAAAGCGTGCACAACCAGGATCGGATGTGCCGCGAATACTGTGCTCTTCACTTTCCAGGAGAACACGTTTTTGTGAATTATGCTGACGAGGACAAGACCGGGGCGAACACGAACCGGCCAGCGCTGCAAAAGATGATGCGAGATGTTCACGCCGGGATCATCGATCTTTTGGTCGTGTACCAGTTGGATCGGCTTACCCGTGACGTGCGGGACTACTGTAATCTATCCGCCGAACTGAATGATTGCGGCGTTCATTTCACATCGGTGAAAGAAGCTGTTGATACATCCACCCCGATCGGCGAGGCATTATCGACTCTTTCTGCTGTTTTTGCGCAGATGGAGCGTAAGACGCTTTCAAACCGTGTTTACGATAACATGATGGGCTTGGCGCGCGCCGGATGGTGGACAGGCGGGAATCTTCCCTGCGGCTACACTGCCCGGAGAGTCGTAGAGAACGGCAAGCCTCACACTCTTCTCGTTCCGGATCCAGAAAAGGCAGAGCAGTTAGTCACCGTTTTCAATCTATTTGTGGAACGTGGTTCGTCTTTTTGTTCGTTCGCATCATTTGCGCAGACGAATGATTGCTTTGATGTGTTCGGAATTCCATCAGCTTCTCAGGTTCGACGTGTGATCACGTCCCCTTATGGCGCTCCAGCTAATAAAGATTTGCGTGACTACTATCTTTCGATCGGAGCGAACGTGATCGGGGCGGAGTCCGACTGGGATGGCACCCACGGTGTGATGCGGTATGGGGTGACTGATCAGCGAAATGGAAATGCCACGAATCCCCGCACGGCATGGATCGTGTGCCCCGGACGGCACGAGCCTATTCTGCCAGCAGATCTCTGGCTCGCCGCGCAAGATCAGGTCAAGTCAAATATGTTCTGCAAGCAAGCTAAGCATCCCCCAGTGCTCTTAAAGGGAATCCTTCGCTGCAAATGCGGGCGCATGATGTCTCCAGTCCGCTCACGGTACAAGGGCAAGGTGTACATCTCGTACCGCTGCACTCGCACCGGCGAGGTCGGGCGAAAGTCTCCTGACTGTGTATCAGCCTGCCGGGACTATGTTCTGGATGAAAAAGTTTTGTCCGTCTTCCGAGAAATTGAAAGAGATCCGGATGTTATAAAAAAATATTCCCCGGCGGCACCAGCTACCGATCAGGATGCGCTCCACAAAAAAGAAAAGGAAATTGAATCACTACAGAAAAAGATCGGCAATCTGTCGTCCGCTCTAGCTATCAATCCGGAGTCGACAGCGGCGAAGTACATCATTGCAGATATGGAGTCCCTGGATTCGCAGATCCAGAAGAAGCAGATGGAGCTGGCCGGACTGCAAGCGAACAGGCTGACGGCAGCGCAGGCAGAAAAGGAACTGTTCGAGAAACAAAAAGAGATTGCCCGACTAGTGCAGAATCTGGACGACCTGCCGCCAGAAGAACAGAACAAGATCGCCCGCAGCGTACTGCGCAAATGTGTGTGGGATGGGGATACTCTTTTTTTAGAGTTTTGATTTATGTATTTTTGTGACTGTTGAGACTGCAATAGAATCAAAAAGATGCAAAAAAACATTTGAAAAGGTATTGACACGCCACTCATTGAGTGTTATAATTAAGATACATTAAAGGAAGGGAGGTGGTGATGTGAATGATCCCATAGAAATAATAAAAGACCTGCTCGAGATCATCGTTCTTCTCGAAACGCTTCGAACGATTGAAGAGAAGAAAGATGAGTAGCAGGTCAAGGGCGGAAGCTTCCGCCCTCCCTTTCTTGGGATTTCATTTTACCACATCACAAGATTATGAACAAGAAAAAAATAAACATCTTATTGCTGGTGCTATTCGTCCTGATCGTTCTGGACGATACCCACGGGTGGCTGGACGCCGTAAAAATCGGATTGATTGCCGCCTGCGGGATCTTAAACAATCGTAACGCTAACATTTAACGGAGGTACAACAAATGAGAAGAGTATTTTTAGAATCAAACGGATACAACATGATCGGATTTATTTTTAGCGATGGTATGGTCGCATTTGACTGCACCACGATCGACGAAGCCATCCACATGGACTACAGCGGCGTTCGCGGCTGCAAATCTGCAGAAGAAGCGGCTGTTAACTGCAACACAGAAGTGATCCCATTCATCGAAGACGAATGGGAATCCGTCGTAGAAATCGGCGAGATTAAAATTGCCCGCCAGAACGCAGGCATCAGTCAGCAGCAGATGTCGAATCTGTTCGACATCCCAAAAAGAACGATTGAAAATTGGGAATCCGGATCCAGATCCTGTCCGGAATGGGCGGAGGATATGATCGTCGAAAAACTGAATCGTTTCCAGCACAGACGTCCGATCATGCACGCAATCGCACGCCAGATCGACTGGCTGTGGGATGTGATCTGCAATCCGAAAAACGAAGGAAAAGATATGACTGCGCACGAAGATGACATCATCGCGCTTGCGAATGAATATTTTTCCCTGCGTGGTCATTCCGGAAGAGTCTCTTTTGTCGCAGGAATGGATGACGAAGCGAACACGGTTTCTGCAATTCGCGACATGGTCTATCAGGATCGGGGGGAAGACAATGAATCGTGTTAAGGATCTTTCCGGTCAGAGATTTGGTCGGCTGGTAGTTCTGCAACGCAAAGAAATAAGAGGGCATCAGAGCCCTCTTTTTTAATACATGAAATATTTTGCTATCTTATCCGGTTTTGCATCTTCGTCGTTTATGAAATCATATGCCAGATTGAAGTAGAAGTCTGCATCGTCCTGTCCGATGATCTTGGCGGTGCGGCTGTAGTCGTTTACCATCATATTCATTACCAGGTAGTAGTCAGTGACATGATCGTTTATCCCTTTTTCCTGCAGGTATTCGGCGATGTCTTCCCGGCTCCAGCGCTGACCGTATGGGATCATGCCCTGGACGATCCGGGCAGCCTCTTCCGGCTCGATCTGGTAGGCTACCTGCTCGGCTTTTTTGACGTAGTCCCGGTACTTCTCCGGGAAATTATCTTTTAAAAAATCCGCCATTTCATAGTAGACCAGATCCATCGCCTGTTTTTTCTCGACGCTTTTTCCTGCATAGACGGCGTCGGATATTTCTCGAAGATCCATGACGGCCACCTAGCACAGTTTCACGACGGACAGATTCGCGTTTGCAAAATTTGCGGCGACGCCGATATTTTTTACCGTCAGGACTGCGGCGTTATTTACGCATGCGCAGGACTGCGGCACTTCGATGATCGTTTCGAATGCCGGATTTACTACCGCAGTAGCATTGGCGCTCGTTGCCTGGGCGATAGCCCCGGGCACGTCTGCGCCGTTTTTTTGCAGCTGTACTGCCACATCTCCTGCGGTGCCGCTCTCTACGGCGATACCGTTAAACGCGATCTGATACAGTCCCGGTTTTCGGATCGTCACGGATCCGGTGCCGTTTGCAAACTCCACAGCACATCCGGTTTTTTGCGAATTATTAAATTTTAAAACGTCATTTACTGCAGCCGCCTGGGCAGACAGGTTCCACGCCTGCAGCGTACTCTTTTTATAAATATTATTCATTTTCTCTTTCCTTTCTACGAAAAAAGAGCGGCATGACACCGCTCTTTCGGGGTGTAGCCATACACTAGTAGCTGCCACAGCATCCGCCGTTCGCAGCGTATGGGCTGCAGGTGATGTATGCCGGTTTGGCAACGGGCTGCAGCTGATTGATCAGGTATGCATTCTGCGCACACTGGCTGTTTGCCAGTTTTTCGTCCTGCAGACGATCCCGCAGATCCTGCATCACATTGGCATTGATCAGTGCCCTGGTGGCTTCGCCTTCTGCGTGGATCGCGTTGGCGATCTCGCATGTCTGCTGCGAATTTTCGTAGCGTACTGCGTCGATGTTGCGATTTGTTTCGCAGCAACAGTTCTGCTGTGCAAAACGGTTTTCTGCTATCGCTCTTTCGGTGCCGAAAAAGCCCTGCTGCATCTGCGCGGTCTGTCCAGAAAATCCGTTCAGGATCCCGTTGTTCATCGCATAGAATCCATCACACAGACCGTCCTGGATCCCCAGCACGGATCTATTCAGATTGTTGAAATTGAATTCATTACACAGATCTGCCCTAGTCAGCGCTCCTTCGGCTGCGCCCTGGTTTCCGAATCCGAAGCCGCCGCCACCGCCGCCCCAGGCGAGCAGGAAGAACAGCATCATTACCCACATCCAGGCACCGCCGTTGTCGCTATCTCCGCCGCCTACACTATAGACTGGCTGTGCTGCTGGGCTCATCGTTTCCATTCCCATGATCTTATCCCCCTTTCTTCAAATTTTATTTCATGCCAAATTGGCTGAAATTCTGTATTAATTGTTAGTAATTGATGCCACGTTCCCGGCACAGATTCCGCACGATCTGTTCGACCTGCTGCGGACTCTTGCCCTGTGCCATCTGCATAGCGCGAGTGAACGTAGGATCACCGCTAAACATTTGCTGCATCATTTGCAGCGGGTTTTGCGCGGCCTTTAGCTGACCGAACGCCTGCATCATTTGCACTGGATTTAACATTGTCGATCTCTCCTTTCAGCGCCACGATAGCATTTTCAATTCTTTGAAACCGTTCCTCGGTCGCGTCGGCGGCCGGAGGCTTAGGTCTTTGCAGTTCGTATGTATTCAGGATCGCCTTGCCGTCCATTCCTATTTGTTTTGTATATATTTTTCCATTTGATAGATCTGCGAATACGGTGACGGATCCGTCCAGGTCGATCATAGTCCCTTGGGCTTCGTCGATAGATGTGACTGCCATGCATTTCAGCACGTTCTGCGGATTGCGGAACTGTTCGTACTGCTGCAGCCGCTGTGCTGGCGGCTGGTATGGTGGATAGTATGGGTTTTGAAACATTTATTTACACCCCTTTCTTATTCTTAGTGTAAATAAAAAAGCGACCCTCGTTGTTCACGAAAAGGTCGCTTGAAGTTTACAAAAAGTGATTTAGTTTTTTGAGAATCTTTCGGTGCTTGGACTTTACGGTCGATTCCGACCAGCCCAGCGCATCGCCGATATAGGCTAGATTTTTTCCCTCCAGATAGTGCAGTCTCAGGATCGTTTTTTCGTCCTCTGTCAGTATGCATTCCTGCAAAATTTGCTCAAACTCTTGCACCCCACATATCTGCTGCAGTTTCCTGCGTGCCTCGATGTGGTCTGTCATGGTTTTCTCCTATTTTTTGAAAATGTACTGTTCCAGCTCCTCCTTGCCTTTTTTCACTTCGCCGGTGTTGTTTCCACTTTCGGCATGAGTCAGCAGCAGGTGCAGGCTTTTTAGCATCATCTTCTGATCTTCTTTGATCTCCCTTAAGATTTGATCGTGCTCATTCAGGCGTCGCTCGTCGTTCTCCAGGTACTTGGTATGCTTTTGCATTTCTTTTTTTAGTTCGTTCGTTGGCTTCATAGCTGCTCCGATTGCTTTGGCGATGTAGACGGCGGCGCCGCCTACCGCGACGATCACGCCGCTGATTGTTAGTATCGTTTCTGTGATTCCCATGGCGCCCTCCTGCTATCCGATGTACTTTCTGCCGTTCTGCACGGCGCACACGTATCCGGACGGGATCTGCAGCCATATGCTAGATCCGGATGTAACTACCCTCTGGCAGGTCACGCGCGTTCCTGATTTCAAAACGGCATATGTCTGGCGTAACGCATGCGCTTTGCCGCCAGCCGTCAGCTCGCTACGTTTTTTCTGACGATATCCGGTTCCCGGACCCGTGCGGATTTTCATATTTGCTTTTAGCGTGTAGGTGCTGCCCACACGGTAGCCGGACGAACTAGTAGATCCGGCCGGTTTATAATTTGCCAACCAGGTCTCCGGGTTTTGCCACTTCCATGTGGACAGACTTCGGACGCCAATGTGCAGATGCACGCCAGTGCTGGATCCGGTCGTTCCGGCTACGCCGACCTTGGTGCCCTTGCTGACGCTCTGGCCCTGTCTAACAGATATGCTGTTCAGATGGAAATATGCAACAGCTACGCCCAGGCGTGGATATTTTACGTACACGTAATTTCCGGCAGAGCTGTCCCGGCCGCGTTTATATACCACGCCCGATTCGATAGCGCGAACGGCTACCTTCCCGCATCCGTAGTCTACGCCGTAATGGAATCTTTTCTTTTTTGTTCTCGGATGGATCCGGTAACCGTAGCCGGATGTTTTCCGGTAGGATGCACCCCCGAAGATGATCGCTAACGTGCTTGATGTGCTCACTTCTCATCCACCTCACTTTCGTACTCTTCGGCTTTGGACCCGCTGCCGTTGGTGGCAGCCAGATCTTTGCCTTCGATCATCTGTTTGAACGCCTGGTGCAGGCCGACTGCGATGCAGCCACCCAGCGCGCCGCCAATGATCGCCGTGATCGCCGGTCCTTCCAGGCACGCCTCTGCGAACGCGCCTATGATCGGCAGCACCGTCGGAATGATCCGGTTATCGGTCGGCAGCCATTTCTTGATGATGTACCCCAGGATCAAACAGCCTACGATCACGTAGCTGTTGACCGGAATCTGTGTGATGATTTCGTTTAAGTTGATCATGATTTGCTCCTTTTACTTTCTATTATAGAATTTGCAGCGATATCGTCGTGGGCGCTCCTAGCCGTAATTTATTGGCCGCAGTTGCGTAGGCGTGCAAACGTATTGTATCGCCGGCCGAAAGGTTAACTATATCTTCCGAAAATGGGACTATGTCAGTGTTACCGACATAGTTAGCACTAGATGCTATCGCTAACTGTGTGCCTCCTTTTCGCAGCTCACAGCGTAGCGTACACCACGCGTTAGAATCAGCTGGGAGAATTATCATGCTCCCCGATACTTTGACCTTGCAGGCTTTTTTTGTTGTGAACGTAGAATCACCATTATCTTTCAGAATCCCTCCTGATTGATATGCGATTTTTACAGGCGTCACCGTACCGCCTGATGTGCCCCACGTTCCCGTATTGCTTGTCAGCTGGAGTACACACAGGCCGCCTGCGCCCCAGTTGTCGTCCTGACTTCTGATCCAGCCATTTGATCCCGGATACCATCCGCTGGAATTTCCGGACCGATACCATACCGGGCTATTTCCGTCAAGACCAACGAATTGTTGCGCCACAACAGAGCCGCCCGCTGTGTAGTTTAGCAGCCATCCATATTTCATAGGCTGATTTATCAGCATGCCCTCCGTGCTGATGTACGCCATTCCAGCTCCTGCTTTTCCCCAATTGGTTGGCGTGTCACCATTTCCGTTTCCAGTCAGAAATTTTAACGCATTGCTTGGAATGTTCATCACTTTTTTTATCCCGCCAAGGCTGGTGAATTTCTGCGCCACCCCGGTCACGTTGATCCCGTCAAGGGACACCTCATAGAATGGCATGTCAGCGATCAGGTCGCCGGCGTCCAGGTCTCCGGCAGTATAGGATGGTGCGGCAGGCGTGCCGGTAGTCGGTGTGCCTTGGATCACGACCCAGTCTCCGCTCTGGACTTTTTGTTCTTCGTCTACCGTCCAGCGGCAGACGATCAGGTCTTTCCGCTTTTCGCCCTGGGTGCCGTTTGCGATGGTCACTTCGTCATACGTGCTGGGTTCTACACAAAAATACCGCCCCTGGATCATGCCGATCCCGGAACGTATTTTTACAGAATTGTTGGAACTCACCTCGGCGGCGAAGTTTTCAAAAAAATTGAAAACGCAGGAATCTATTCCTGCCATTCCCCGATGCCACATGGAATCCTGGAGCGGCGTGATATGGGGTTCCTTTGCAGCGTTCGTTATTGAAATCATTCGCTAACCTCCTTCCACAGTGCCTCGGTGCCGACGACTCCCGGCTCCCATACGTTGTTATCGACCTGGGACTCCCAGGTCTTGCCGCTGTGTTTCGTCTTGTCGCCCTTGGCGTATCCGTTGGTGCTTCCCGGCTGCTCCCAGTCTGGGATGACTTCCGTATCCGGATTCAGTACTTTCGCCCATAGGCTCGGCGCATCTTCCGGCGTCCACGATGGCTGCGATGTGTGCGCCTGCAGGCATTTGTACAGCGTGCCGTTTCTATTGACTTTGTAATCTTTTGGATATGTCACGGAATCCGGCGACCATTCCGGGTACAGCGACTGCACTGTCATGGCATCTTCGTCGTCCAGCGTTTGCGCCTGGATCTTTGCCACTTGCAGCGATGCCGCTATGATCTCTTCCTTTGCTTCCGGCGTGCGATCTGGTTTATAGTTTGTGACACCGTAGATCTTGCCGGTGTACTCTTCAGTTCGGTAGAATTCCGTGTAGCCGTCGTATGTGGCAATGGTCTCGCCGTCGTCACCTTTTACTGTCATGCTCCGGGTTTTTACTTCGTCCGAAAATATCGCCCGAAGATCTTCCGGCGCAGTGCTGATCGTTTTGATCGTCAGATAGCCTTCCGCTTCACTCGCGATCTGCTGGATGATCAGCTCCGACAGGTCACTGAATACTATTTTCATCTTCATCATCTCCTTCTATGCTGTAGTCCAGCGTTTCTTTGCCGTCCGATATTCGCCAAACTTTCCCCGTGATCGGTTTTTTTGCATATAAACCAGTCAGGTAGTCCCGGCCGCCCACGATGTCTCCGATCTCTACGGCTATGTTCAGCGATGCCACGTCCATCTCGAACGTGGTTCGGTTGGCCACTTCTTTCAGCTTTTCGATCCCTCGTTCTTCCAGTTCGTCTTCTTCGGCGTTGTTGTTATCGTAAACTTCTACGACTTCCGCAGCGCCTTTGTAGTATTGGGTTTTTCCGATTTCTCCGTTTTTTCCAACATACAGATCGATCACCGTTCTGTCTTTCAGTTCTCCTTTTCCCAGGCAGATCAGATGATTCACTCCGTTTCTCACGTCGGAAAAACTGAAATTCAGCTGATCATCCTGCGACAGCTCGATGGTCTGTGAATGGTCTACGATCGGCACTGCCGCCAGCTGCACATATCCTGCCGCTTTTTCCTGCTGCACGTATTTGATTTGCAGGCGATAGCCTTTTGACTGCAGCATTTTTTTGATCCCGGAAAGCAGTGTGGTGTACCGTTCGAACTGATAGCTCGTTACGCTTGCTCCGGTGTTTTCGTCAGAAACTGAAAAAATAGTGCTAAAATTTTCCCCAATCAAGGTTCTCAGCACGGTGTTCAGTTCGCCGGAAATGATTCGGTAGTTTTGTCCGGAGGGCGGTCGAATTATTTTTTTGTCCAACATTCCCCGCCATGTCCTTCCGTAATACTTGATCACATCTAGCGTGGTGTCGGTATCGATCTCACCGATGATCCCGCCGTATTCTGTGTCCGGGATATAGATCACATCCCCGTACCCGACGGACTCTGTGAACTGTCCCCGTCCTATCGACAGCTCGAAATCATTTTTATCCCCCACATCAATATCGATGTCAACATCGAACAGCCTTTTTTTATCTCGCAGAAATTCATCTGCCAGGATCATCTCCATCTCGGCTCACTCCTTTCCAAGAACAGCGTGATGTCGAATCCGAACGCTCCCGTCCAGTTTACTGACAGACTGCCCGGCGGTATTTTGCGAAATACCGAATTCTCTTTTGCTCGCAGATCGTAGATATTTGCTGTTGTGTTATTGTTTCTGTATTTTGTGATCGTATTCTCTCTGCTGTCTATCACCATATACTCGCCGTGCTCCAGCGTGTCGAAAACCTGGTATGGGTACCCGGATATGTTGATCCGGGGATCCGTCACCGGTCCGTATATGGTCATTTTGAATTCGCTATCTGTGTAGTGGTCTACGATCCAGCTGCGATTTCCTGCGCTATCTGTTGCGTAGTTATATGGATAGTCGTATAGATAGTTCAGCCCGTTTTCATTTCCGGATTCTTCAGATCTATCGTCTGGGTAAAACTGTTTTGTCAGTTCGCGGATATAAAACGGGTACGGCGCCAGGAATGTGGCTGACTGCTCATATCCATAGAATTCACCTGACGGCTTTGTTTCTCTGGCTACGAAATAACCCCGGATGTATTCGTCCGCGATCCACAGTTCTCCCTGTTTCATCTCCAGGACATCTTTTTCGCATTCCGCAAAGAAGTCGTTCAGATTTTCGCTGATCTTCTTCTCGCTTCCACGAAATTTAAAAATGATCGGTAGCTTGATGGGATCCTTGGTGAACTTTGTGATCCGGATTCCGTACTGCTGTTCAATGCTTTCGTATGTCCAGTCTGACGAATGTGGATTGCATTCTTTGATGTGCATCTCATACGACTGGTTCAGAATGAATTCTTTTCCGCTGTTTCCTGCTATGTATTTTGCTACAATCATCCGAATACTACCCCCTGCCGTTTCAATTCTCTTCCGATCAGCCTGCTGTCTATGTAGATGCCGCGATTTTGCATCTGCTCCAGGCGATCATAATCGATTCTGGCTTCAAACGAATTTTGCGCCGTCAGTCCAACGTTTTCGATCTGTCCCATCGTGTTGGCCATAACACGTTTTACCAGGGTGTTAACCTGGCGCATGCTTTCCACGAATCCAATTCCAAAACCCTCACCAACGAACACACCGATTTCTCTGGTTGCTCTGGATGGCGAATGGACTTTAAAAATTGATTTTAAGCCATCGAGTACCGACGATCCGAATGACTTTACTTTTTCGAGGATCCAGTCTTTTACACTCTTTATCCCATTCCACAATCCTTTCACCCAGTTTTTCCCGACGTTAACCAGCGATCCGATTCCGGACTTGATTTTTTCAGGGATCGACTGCGCAAAACTTGATATTTTTCCGAACAGGCTACTCACCCAGCTGCTAATTCCAGACCACAGTTTTTTTAGGATCTGCACCCCGACTGAAAAAATCTGCCCGATCATCGATAACAGTCCCGTAACTATCGCTGATATGATCTGCGGCAGCGCTGCTACCAGCTGCGGGATTGCTTGAATCAATCCTTGTATCAGCGCCATGATGATCTGCAGCGCTCCAGAGATTATCATCGGCAGATTTTCTGTAATTCCTGTTACGATTCCGTTTATTACTTGCGGGATCATCGCTATGATCTGCGGTATCGCTTCCACGATCCCGTTGATCAGCGCAATGATAATCTGAATTCCTGCCGCAATCAACTGCGGGAGCGCAGCGATCAGCGCGTCAAACAGCGCCATGATGATCTGCAGCGCTCCGGAGATCAGCTGTGGCAGTGCGGCGACGATTCCTTCTACAAGTGTAATTATGATCGTGCCTGCCGCTTCTATCAGCGCCGGCACTGCTGTAGTAATTGCCGTTACCAGCGTTGTTATGATCTGTCCGGCCGCCGCCATCAGCGACGGTAGTGTGGATGCTATTGCCTGGATCAGCGTCTGCAGCATCTGTGCCCCTACGGTAATCAATGCCGGGAGAGCCACAACCAATCCATTCACGATCGTGCTGACGATCTGTGGAATAGCCGCAGTCAGCGCCGGAAGTGCTGCTGTAATCGCACTCACTAGTCCATTCACAATTTCCACCCCTGCGTTTAACAACGCCGGAAGAGCATTAGTGATTGCTGCCGCGATCTGCGGTGCCATCTGCGCGAATGCGTTGGACATGTCGACGATTTTGTTTGAAAACCCTTCGACCGCCGCCACCGCTTCGTCTGTGTTGGTTGCAAATTTATATAATCCAATTCCAACAGCTGCGATTGCAGCGCCTACCATCAGGAACTTTCCAGCAGTCATTGCAATTGCCAGGATTTTTTGTGCGTTTGCAGCGGCGAACGTGGCCACTTTGTTTGCCACAAGGGATGCGGTGTTTGCAATGACTCTTGCTGTTGATGCTACGAACGACGCCGCCATTTTTATTCCGTTCAGTGCCACCCTGGCCATATTCGCCGCCAGGGTTCCTGCGGCGCTTCCTGCTTTTTTTGCTGACGCAATAAATTTACTTAGACCGCTTTCGTTGTCCGCAAGCGCCTTTGATACCGCGGACACTCCTAGCGAAATCTTTCCGATGGCGATCAAGGCTGGGGCTAATGCTGCACCAAACATGATGAATGTTGCAATTGCAGCACGCACCGGTTCTGGCAATCCCGCCAAAAAGTTAGCCACGTTTTTCATGGCATTTGCGATGTTTCGCAGCGCCGGAAGCATCACTTCTCCCATGCTGATCGCCGCCTCCTGAAATGCGGACTTCATCTGGCTTAGCTGCGCTGCCGTTGTCTTGTACCTTTTTTCTGCTTCCGCTGCCATTGCGGTGTTTTCATTCCAGGCACTGTTTGCGGTATCCACAGCCTGTCCCAGAATGTCGTTAGATCCGGCCAGCGCCAGAACTGTATTTGACAATCTTGCATCTGTCAGCCCTAGATCCTGCAGTACGCCGATAGCGCTTTGCCCATTTCTTTCGGTGTCATTCAGTCCGTTTATAAACATGGACAGTGCGCCGACCGCATCCTGCTCGAATGCAGTTTTGAATTCATCTGCGGATACTCCGGCCACGCTTGCAAATTTGTTTAAATTTGCGCCACCTGTTTCAGTAGCGGTCTGAATCCGCTTCAGCAGCGTGGACATTGCTGTGCCTCCGGCCTCAGCTTCGATGCCTACACTGCTCATGGCTGTTGCCAGTGCCATGATCTGTGGCTCCGACAGACCCGCAAGACTACCGGTAGACGCTAGCCGCGTGCCCATCTCAACGATGTCCGATTCTGTCGTCGCAAAATTATTTCCCAGGTCTACGATAGTAGACCCCAGTCTGCTGTAGTCGCTCGCGGACATGTTCGTGATGTTCGCAAATTTTGCCAGAGACGACGCCGCCTGTTCTGCGGACAGGTTCGTTGTGTCTCCCAGTTCGATCATGACCTTCGTGAAATCCATCACGTTATCCGTCTTGATCCCTAACTGTCCAGCCGCTTCAGCTACTGCTGCGATCTCGCCCGGCGTAGATGCGGTTGCCTGGGACAGATCCAGGATCCCCTGGCGTATCTTTCCCAGCTGCGCATCCGTTCCGTCAACCGTCTTTGTTACGCCTGCAAATGCACTTTCGAAATCCACGGCGCTTTTTAGCGATACTCCGCCGACTGCCGCGAACGCCGTCGATAACCCTTTCAGCTTTTGACCAGCCGCTTCCGTCTTTTTTCCCAGTTCTTCTGCTTTGATCGATAACTGTCCGAATGCCGACGACTGCTGTTGAACCTGCTTCAGCTCGCTTTCCATTCCGTTCAGCGCGACTTCTGCGTTATTGATCTGCGTTTTCAGGCGATCACATGTCGCGGCCTGTTTGTCATATGCGGCCGCGGCTTTTTGGGCTTCCACGGAATTCTCGCCAAACTCTGCAGCAGCTTCTTCCGCAGCTTTTCCCAGCGTCTGCAGCTTGGTTTGCGCTTCCGTCAGCTGTGCATTCATTTGTGTGATCCGCTGCTTCTGGACTTCTATCTGCTTTGATAGAACCTGCGCTTTGGCCGCTAATGCCTGCGTAGATGTGCCATTTTTAGAAAACTGCGAATCAACCAGTTTCAGCTCGCTGGACAGCTGTTTGCTGGCTGTTACTATATTGCGGATGGCGCGCTCAAATTCTGCGCCACCGTCCAGTTTTATTTTTGCGCCAATATCAGCTGCCATTTCATCACCTCAAACATGGGACGTACAGATCTCTTTTCACTTCGGTTGCCGATCCGTTTACAACTTGCTGCGCGTTCATCAGATCGTGCAGTTCCCCGATCGGCATTGATGCAAATTCTCTGTATGGTATCCCTAATTTTCGCCCCCAGAGTTCCATGTAAACTAATCCGTTTCCTCCGGGGCTTTTCCGTTTTTTTCTTTTGACTGTACTTCTAGTTCTGTTTTCCCGCTGGTATTCATCGCACCCGTGATAGCTGCGATCAGATCCCCCGCATTGTTTAGGTCCACCGCCACATCCAGTTCTTCTTCTGTCAGCGCGACATACTTTTCATTCTCGATGCGTGCACCTTTTTCCGGTGGCAGATCTTTGCAAAATAGATTCATGTATGCAACGCCCTGCTGGATCAGCACGGCCATGATATACGTGATAGCGTCTAACGTCTCCATGCTTACGCCATCGCCAGCACCTCGCATTACTTCTCCCATCTTGTCGATGCTCCCGAACTTTTTAGCGAATGCCTTTGATGCTCCAAGAGAAAACGAAAGCGGGTATTTACTACCCGCAATTTCTACATATGTTATTCTGTCCATGGCTTACCTCCTATGATACCGGGTTCTCTCCTTTGCTACTCTGCGCATTAGTCGCAGCCGCTGCTCCACACTTGAATTTCAGCCACAAAAGTGCTTCGCTTTCCGATTCGAACCATGCGTCCGACATCCACGGATGGATTCCGTTTTCTCCGCTCGCATCACTTCTGGATACTGCGCCCGACAGTTCTGGTGTCTGCCAATCTACATCCTCGCCCTTTGTTGTGGCAGCTCCTTCCGGCACATTAAAATGAACCTTGTGCAGGAAAATGGCGCGATATTTATTCACATCGTTTACCTGGTGCATTTCAATGAATCCAACGCCCAGGTATGGTGGATTGTAGTCGTCGTCAAAAACCTGTACCGTCGCTGTTTTTTCTTGTGAATACGCTTCCGTCATCGTTTTGGTTCCCAGAATTGCTTTAGAAACTTCCTGGGAAAGATCTGCCGTCGTCAGTGTTAGTTCGCCGCCCTGGAACGTTCCCTTGTCGTTTTCGGCAATGCCATTGTCTGCATAGAATGGATTGTCGTCACCGGTCGTCCAGGAAAGACTATATTCAACGGCTTTGTCCATGATGGTCGGATCTGCATATGTTACAGTTCCGCCGTCATTGGTGTATATTCCAAACACTGGAATTGAAAATCCTTTAATTGCCATTATTTCATCTCCTTTTCTATTTCTCTTTCGAGTTCTTTTTTCATTGCTTCTCTCGCTTTTGCACGTGCCTTGTTTACGCTGGTTCTGATGATCGGATTTTTTATCCGAAAACTAGATCCGGATGTGATCGCTCTCGCCAATAGGACGTTAGGCAGCCCTCCCGGATGCTTCTTCGTCTTGATGCTTCCGTATCCGTCAAATCCGACATGTGTGTCTACGCTGTTTCCTTTGTCGGCTATCTTTGCCACACCGAATCCATTTATCAGATCAGCTTTTTGCTGCCTGCTGATCGTATTGATCGGATTCGCTGCCGTTCCATACGGCGGTAGCCCTGGTATGCTCCCTTCTGCGGTCGGGATTGTTTTTAATCCTGCTTTGATGGTATCTGCGACTATTTTGGCTCCTTTATAAACGGCACGCTTTTCCGCTTCCTCCGCATTGTCGCTGACCCGTTCCAGGCTTCGCACGTATTCTTCTAGTCCCGTTATTTTCAGCCCCATCACGTCACCTCAAACGTCCACTCGTAGTGGATGAACTTTCCCATGTTTGACTCCTCCCTTTGCACTGATTCCAATGCAAAAGAGACCCCCGCTTTATTGAGAGCCTCCTGGATCTTGTCGAAGAGCTTATAGTCTTGCGGCAGCGCGTACAGATCGATGCTCCCGCCGATTGTCTGGCACAGTTTGCCGTTATCCGCCGAGAGAGCGCTGGTCTCGTCTTCTTCGCTGTAGACGATGTGCGTTCTCGTGGCATCATTCGGTCTATGGTGACCGACGTTATCAGACACGCTTATCAGTGCATTTTTGACCGGCTGCAGCATTTCATCCAACGATCTCATATTCTTCACCGTTCCTTTCCAGCGCCAGTTTTAAAATCTTGATCCCGTTTTCATCTTCGGCGTTTTGGATCTGCCGGATCAGAAACTGGGCTCCGTCTTCGGTGACTGCGATCTGGTTCGTGCTGATCCTTTCCCGCAAATCGTAAATGGCGATCATTCGCTCGATCAGCTGATCGGCTTTGATCGCTTCGTAGTATCTAGTCACTCCGACAGTCAGATTCTCGTACATGTGCTTCGCAGCCATCTCCAGCTGTTTCCTTGGCTCTTCCCCGTTTTCTGCAGCATTTGTCACGTTGCAGATCTTTACCGGTCCGCTGTCAAATGTCATTCTGCTCGTCCTTTCTGCGAAAAAAGCAAATTGTTTAGTTCATAACGCAGGAAACGAGGCATGCTCGTTTCCTTGCCTGCTCGTTTCCTGAAAAGATATGCCGCATAGTGTACATTGATCATTTCGCATTCGATTGCTTCCTCGTACTTGATCCCTTCCCGCTCCATTAGTTTTTTAGAAAAATCCAGAAGCTGCGTCAGATATTCGTCGTTCGCCGTCGTGAACTCCTGCTGAAGATCTTTTTTTAAAATAATCAACTTTTCTGCGTCATTCATTTAAACCCCTCCTAGGATTTCGTTACATTTACAGTGTAGACTCTCACCGCATTGCCCTGTCTTACTGTCACGGTCAGCGGCTTAGTCCCTTTCGCCCATGTTATTTCCTCTCCGATTCCAACGTTCTTTCCGTTGTAGGAAATTTCAACAGATGCGCTACCTTCTACCGGCGTAGCTACAACGGTGCCCTTGGCTGCGGATGCTGCTGCAATCGCGTACTCTGTCACGTCCGGGCTAAATGCTGGAGCCAGCGTTTCGGCTCCGATCGTCAGGCTCTGCAGCTTGGCATCGTTTGCGGTGTCTGCTGCAAAGGTCATTGCCGTGGTCACCTCGTTGTTCTTGATGTTGATCGCCATGAATGCACCCGGGATCACCGGCATGCCGTCAGCTCTTTCTGTGCCCTTGAATACGGTATTGTCCAACAGGAACTGTACGTGCTCGGACTGCGTCAGTTTGATGCCAGCGCGCTGTGCCCACAGATACAGCTCTCCGTATCCTCCGACGATATCGCCGTCTGCCATGAATTCCAGTTCTTCGATCGTTCCAGTGATGATCGGCAGCTGTTCCTGCAGGTCCGCAGTCAGCTTTCCTTCTGCGCTAAACGCTACCAGTTTTGCCTGCAACATTCTCTTCGTCTTGGAACTCATTGCCCAGAAGATCTCGCCACGATTGTATCTGGTATGCATCGCCGCAGTTACCACGATCAGTTTTGCCCAGAACTCTACAGCGCTAAGGCTATCGCCGTCGAATTTCACGATATTGGACTGGTGCAGATCTTCCCATGTTGGTGCTGCATCCGGATATCCGCTCGGCTTCATTGTCTGTGCCAGTCTTGTTACGATACCCAGCGGCATCTTGCTCGCTGCGCCTTTTCCGTACAGGATCGCCTTGTCCTTTGCATATCCGATCGCCGCCGAGATCATTTCGATGATTTCCGCCGCCAGATTTACGTCAGTCGCATCTTCCAGCATGGAATTGCACACCGGAATGAATCCGGCTACTTTGTATCCGTCAGTCGTTACCTGGTTAAATTCGAAACTCAGTTCATTGATTGCACCGCACATTTCTGTCCATACACCTTCCGGAATTGTACCGACGATCGTCTGTCTTCCTTCTCCGGCAACCTGTGCTGTGCGCACGTGCTCGATCAGCTTGGAATATCTTGTGGCATTTTCTGCAATGATATCCAGCATCACTACCGGGATGTTCAGCTCTGCTCCGCTAACGCTTCTCGTTTCATTCTTCATGCTACGCAGGCGCTGCAGAAAATCCTTTACCTCCTCATCTCCCATGATCTGATCTCTTGTTTCCATCGGCAGTGCGTACAGTGCTCTCACGTTTTTTGGCAGGCTGCGGATGGTTGCGCCAGCAAACGGCGCCGGTAACTGTCCTCTTCCCATTCTTTCTTTCCTTTCTGCACTTCTGTGCGTTCCAGCTTTTCCGGATCTATCTTCCGGTTCAGCCGCTTCAGCTTCTTCCAGTTCTGCTTCTAATCCTTCAATTTCTCCGGCCAGATCATTCTTTGCGGTTTCGTGCGTTTCTTTTTCTTCGTCAAATTTTTCAACTTCCTCCTCGACCGCATTCTGTTCTTCTTCGGTCTCCGCTTCACCGATCGCTGTCTCCAGCTCGGCTTCTCTTGTCTGGAATTCTGCATCCTTTTTCCGCAGTTCCTCCAGCTGTTCTTTTTTTGCGTCGATCTTACGCCGAAGCATCAGTTTCTTTAGTGCCATTTTTTTCTCCTTTCATTCGCGCCATCATGCGCGCTCTCCACGACTCATTCTTTCTCTTTCGGATGTCTTCCACCTGTCTTTTGCGGGCTTCGACCCCGGTTTCTTCGTATGCCGGGAAGGTGACCACAGACACTTCATACAGCTTCACCGCTTTGATCGTCCAGTGAACGCTATCACCTCGATCTTCGAATTCTTCTGCAACGATGTCGAATCCGAAACTGCACTGATTGACGTCGCCGCGCTTCACCCGTTCGTAGACGTTTACAGCGTCCTGATCGTTCGGGTTGATTTTAACTTCGCCCCACAGACCTTTTTCCTCGACCCGGAGCTGCAGTGTTCCGGCGATGTTTCTGCCCAGCACCAGGCGCGTGTCATGATTGATCAGACACCGGATATCATCGTCCAGCGCTTCATCGAATGCGTGTGGGTCCACGCTTTCGCTCGCTCCTGGCCACAATTCATACTCGGATCCAAAAACCGCAAAATATCCAGAAATGAACATATCCCCGGATTCTTCTGCCCTGGTTTTGAACGATCCGGGTACTCCCCGCATCTGTCTTTTTTTTCTATCCATTATTCTCACCTCCTCCGTTTAGTTTGCTTTGATCTCCTATCATTCCTCTCGGTATGTAGTTTTCCAGTATGATCAGATCGTTCAGTCCTTCTCTTGGCGACAGTCCGATCCAGTCTCTGACTTCGTTTCCATCCATGATTCCCCGTACATACTGATCGTCTGCGATAGCCGCCAGATCTTTCAGATCATAGTTGTACAGGCTTCGACTATTGAACCGGAAGAACCAGTCCGGATTCAGCAGCAGCTTTTTGGTCATTTCTTGCTGGATGCTCTGCGCCAGCGGCATTATTTTGGAACTAATGAAATTGTTCCAGGCGTTTCGGTCGAATTCCCCGACGCCCAGAACGAACGGTGGCACGCCCAGGATGGACGCGACTGTTCTTTTGTCTAGTTCCACGAAATCCGCCAGTGCCAGATCTGCCAGTGTCAGCGGCTTGACCTGCTCCACGGAAAATGCTTCCGATGGAATCATCCACGGTTCGCCTGCTTCTGTTGTCGAAATATAATCATCCAGCAGTCGTTTTCTGCCGTCTGGGTTTGAAAACTCTTCGGTCAGTCCGTCCACTTTTACGATGATCGACGGTTTCCATTTGGATTGCATGAATCCTTTTTCTGTGGCTGCCGCCTGTTTCAGATTGTTTGCCACCGTTGCCAGTGTCGTCCGGTATCCCGTTCCCTTCCAGGGATAACTTGGATCTGGATTTACAACAAAATGCAGTACATCTCCCGGATCATATGTTTTCCCGTTGATCCTCACTTGATATCCCCAGTTTCCGTCCGGTATCAGCGAAACGGTTCCTGCCGGCATCGGTATCATGTCTTCCAGGAATCCGTTCTGCGTCTTCGGGAAAACAACTGCGTTTCCGTTCCCTTCCAGAAACAACGTGCGGACGATCCAGTGAATGAACTGCGATCTAGTGGTGCAGCTATACGGCTCGATGTCCACTTTCCGACTCAGCTCGTTTTTGATTCGAACGTCTCCGTCTTCAGTGTTTTCCATCAGGTGGATCGTCATGGATCCGATCAGCGCTGCGATCCGGTCGACCGCTGTGGACACTTCCGGGTTCTGCGCCAGCGATGTATATTCGCAACACGTCAGTGTTTCGTATGCATCCAGCCCGCACAATCCTACGATGCTTCTTTTTTGCTGCGGCTGCGCCCTGGCTTGCTTTGGTTTTTTCTTTGTCTTTTTGCTCATTTCTCACCCCACCATTCCTTTGCGTGCTGTGATTTTTCTAGGTTCTCCAGGTACCGGACGACGGAGAACACGGATGCATCGAATAGATCGATTCTGTGCTCCGGCTGCACTTTTTCGTATTGGATCATGTCGTCGGTCTTTTCTACCGCCGTCACGTTTTCCACGCAGTATTCATATGCTTGTGAATGCAAATAATAAAGAGTGCCGTTTTTTGCACTCTTTTCTAAATATCTGAATCCCTCTGATTTTTTATAATAATATTGCGGCTGATCCACGATCTTGAATCCCGCCCGCTTCATTCCGATGAAATACTCCCGGCAGAATTTCCGGTCATGGCCAACCTGTTTGATCTTGAACCCTTTCTTTCTCATGGACTCAAACCACTTGATCACGTCCGCCTGGTTTACGGTCGGACTGTTGCACATGGTCAGCCATCCGTCTTCTTCCCATCCAAATAGCGGGATGTTGTCCTGATCCGCTTTCAGATGTGCTGCCACTACCGGGAAGAACGCATGCGTGATCACGATATCGGTTCCCTTGTAGTTTCCAAACAGGCACGCCGCAGTCAGATCGTGCAGTCTCGACAGGTCTGCGCCGCCGTACCAGTCGATCGGTAGCTTTGCCAGCTGTTCCAGCGTGAAGTCGTATTTTTCATCCGATCTTCTAAATTCCTCGATATCAAAATACGCTTTCAGTGCATTGGTGTAGACGTTCAGACTTTTTGCGAAAAAGTCTTTTCGCTGCTGCGGATCGTTCTGCGCCTGGAGAGCATCGTTCATGATCTCTTCCGGCCGGATCGTTACCCCATACGCCGGATTTGCCATTTCGTGCACTTCCGGGTTTAGGTAATCAATTTCTCCATCTTCCCCTGGATTTGCGCAGCATATAAAAATAAAATACTGCTCATCTTTTATGGTCCCGTCTAGAACCTTCCGGCAGTATTTCAGTCGCTGGCCAAGGAACAGCTGTTCATTGTCTCCTGCTGTCGATATTCCAATCAGCAGTTTGTTGCTGTACGCCTTCATGGCTTCCTTGAACAGATTGTATTGTTTCGGTTTTTTGAATGCATGGATTTCGTCTATTATTGCAATGTTGCAGTTCAGCGAATCCTGCGCGTCTGCATTGGCTGCCAACGCTCTAATATAGAACGAACCATCCGGGAAGGTGGCTTCCATGGAATGTTCGTTGTTATTATCAATCACTTTCACCAGTCCGCCTTTGTCTTTCGTTTCTCCCAGACGTTCCAGGTTATAGTCTAAAAAATTGAAGCTCTCCAAGCTCTGCATCAGCGCAGCAGCTGCGATGTATGTCTTGGAACCAGATTTTCGGTACCAGAGTGATAGCGCCCACGACAGTGCGGCCGCAAATGTGGTTTTTACATTTTTTCGCGGAACGAAAATAAGAGCTTCGTGGTACTTTGTGATTTTCGTTCCCCGCTTCATAATTCCGACCACGTTGTAGATTATAAACTTGTGAAACGGTTCCAGCAGAAACGGCTTTCCGCGAAGCGGCGTTCCATTGATGGATTCGCCCTGCTGGTGGCACAGCGTCTTTTCGATGATTCCGATACAGAATTCAGGTCCTTTCGGATCTAGCTCATACTTCGGGTTTTTCAGGTCTGAAAAAAAACGATCCACTGCCTGTTTTCGCTCTACATTCGCAACGATCTTTCCATCTCGGATTCCTTCTGCGTATTCAATTACCGTTTTGAAATTTTTAGCTTCCAAGACTCTTTAACGCCTCCATCAGTCCTGACGATGATCCATCGTCGCTATCTCCACCTTTTATTTTTTTCAGTCCCGCCGGGGTAAGACCCAACTCTCTGTTGTATTCTAGAATCCTACGCTGCATTCCTTCGATTGCCAAGTACAGCGGGTTCTTAACCAAATTTGTGCTCCCATTTTTGTTAGTGTGCCTTATTACAAAGTTGTCTCCAAACTTAGAGAATTGTTCTTTCGCCTTGTCAAGATCTTCATACATTTTGGCGAGCGTTTTAATGGATTCCAGGTACTCTTCCCTATAAGTCCCAACCGACCTCATGTCGGCTATGATTCTTTTTTCATAGGTCTTGGCTCTCACTTCACACTTCACCTCCATCCTCAGTACGCCCGTAGCACGTCCGTGCTTTTGTTGTGTCTCGGTTCTTGAACGGTAAGCCCTCATTTCTGGCTTACCGTCGTCCGTTCGTGCCTTCGCCGCGCCTTCGGACCTTTTCGCCGGCCTTGTAATTAAACGACTCTTTCCGATCGCTATCCTGCCCGGCGATCATTAAGTCGAGTTGCACTTCAGGATTCCTCCGCTTAGCATTTTTGTGAGTGCTGTCATCTCATTGACGGTGCCAGGTTTTTATAAGGCCGGTAAGTAACCTGGCACCGGGCGCATTTTATGTTTAGGCCACGCCACACCGCGTTCTTTTATAGCCGCATAACGCTGTAACGGCTCTTGAGTATGGAATTGTTCGGCTTCAAGTCTCCCTTGCTTTCCTTCTCAAGAGCTGCTATACTAGTCTTGTGAGGGCTGCTTGATGCCGGTATCATGCAGTTACCACCGCGAGGTGGCCTCATGCCCGGGGTGCTGCCCGGGCTTTTTTCATTACAAACAATGCCACACTTTCTCACAGAAGTCTATTGAAATTTCAACGTTTTTCAGCTTTCTTTCCAGTGAATTTTTCCCACCGTTTTACAATCACATCAACAAATTTCGGATCATATTCCATCATTCTACAGCTCCGCTTCATTTGCTCGCACACAATCAGCGTTGTTCCTGACCCTCCAAATAAATCCAGCACGCACTCTTTCTCTTTGCTGCTATTTTGAATCAATTTAGCAATCAGCTTCATTGGCTTCATCGTCGGATGCAAATCATCCCTCGCCGGTTTGGGCGCATCAAGAACCGTGGTGAAATCCTGCTCCTGACTAAACAATCTTTTGCATAATTGAACCAAATCCGCTTTTTTCATTTTTTCAAATTCAACACACTGTTCTTCCATAACCGTCGACTGCGTTCTGTCGTTGCAGAAATAGTGTGCGGCGCCATCTTTCCATCCGTACATGCACGGCTCATGCTTCCAGTGGTAATCTTGCCTGCCAAGAATGAATGTATTCTTGTTCCAGATCAGTTGCTGGCGGACATGGAGTCCATTATCCAACAGAGCCTCCTCAAAAGCCATTTGTTCTTTCGAGGAGTGCCATATGTAGAACGCTCCCCCATTTTTCAAGCTTTCACTCATCGTCTTAAAAGCTTTTTTTAGGAACATTAAAAAATCATCCCTCTTCATATCATCGTTTTCTATCGTCATGCCTTTCGAATTTTTCACAGCACTATTATAAGGCGGATCCGTTACGACAAGATCCGCTTCATTCCCATCCATCAATTTAGCCACATCATTCTCATCCGTGCTGTCTCCACACATCAGAACATGGCTCCCAAGAATGAACAAGTCACCTTTTTGCGCCTTTGGCTTTTGTGGCGGTTTTATTTCAAATTCGTCGTCTTCCACTTCTTCCGTTAGATCTTTAAAATCTTCGTCCTCGTCAAATCCGAATTCCGCCATGTCGATGTTTGTGATTTCTTGGAGCTCGCTTTCCAAAAGTTCCATATCCCATTCTGAAAGCTCTGCAGTCTTATTATCCGCAAGCCTAAAAGCTCTCACCTGCTCCGGCGACAAATCATCTGCATAAATACACGGCACTTCTTCCAAGCCAAGCTTTTGCGCGGCCAGGTATCTTGTATGCCCAGCAATGATCTCTCCGTTGATATCCACTATGATCGGATTCTTGAATCCGAATTCCTTGATGCTGGCTGCCACTGCATCCACAGCTTGCGTATTCTTTCTTGGATTTCCAGGATACGGGTTTATTTCATTCAGTTTTTTGGCCAAAATTTGCATGTTTTTGCACCTCGTTTTTTTGACGCCGCATCAATCGCGCGCGTATATTTTTTTATTAAATGTCCCCCTCTTTCGAAAATCCTTTCGGAGTTGGAAGAGGTTACCCCCGCCAGTAGAAAAAATCCGCCGGACCATTCTGGATGGTGGGGCGGGTATCATTTCTAAAAATATTTTTTATTTTCTCCAAGCGTAGGCATGCTTGCCTTTTTATTTATTTTTTTCTTCGGCTCCGTGGTATATGTTGACCGTCATGCTCTGGATCACTGTGCTCGGCTGCAGCAATTCTTCCAGGCTTTCATTCAGCGCAGGTTCTCCCATCATCTCGATGGTCTTGTCCTGCTCGGCGATGTGCTGTGCTACATCGTTCACGTAGTCTACCAGCTCGTCCCTGTTAGTTTCTATCAGTGCCATCTTGATGGCATCCAGCTTTTCGTTTGTGTTCATCGCTTCCTCCAGTCTACTCCCGGCTTCGTTCTCCGCTTCAGATCCTCGCCTGCTTTGGTCAGTCTGCCGCTCGTTCTGTCTTCCAGCTTGTTGTGTGTTTCCTGGCTGACCGATATCAGATTCCAGTCAGCCCATTCGTATTCCGGATACTCTTTCGCTGGATATATGTGATGCACAGTCGTCGCTTCTACCGTGCGCCCGTACCGTTTCTGGTATCTGTCCACGTATCTATCCAGCCGGAGGATCCTGGCTCTCTTCTTTTTCCATCGTGTCGTTTGATAGTTCATGGTAAAAAAAACAACAGCGCGCCGACCCTGTTTGGCACGCTGTTGTCCTGCATGATTTGTTCGCAATCCTTATTTAGCTTTTTTCTTAATACCATTATAAGCTTTTTTCTATGCTAATTGTGCTAATCTTCCCGGAGGTATCCGTTGATCAGCTGGTCGATGCGCTGGCGCGAATAGTTCAGTTCTTCTCCGATCTCTGCATTGGTCTTGCCATGGCGTAGCTTCTGGCGAAAGATATGGTAAATCAGCGGGTCGTCGATGTGATCCACCCACTCTTCTACTTCCTCGATTGCTTCTGCGTATTCCGCTTCACGCTCCCGCAGCAGTCTCGCCCACTTGTCTCCCGTTGTATTGTCGATGCTCTCGATCTTCATGCGCGACGGAAGGTATGGAAACTCTGGCGAGGATCCTTTGGCCACGTCGGTCATCACGTGTCCTTCTGCTCGCTCGACTCTGCTCGCGTATTTCTTTAGATCTTTCCGGATACTCTCCAGCGCCACAGTCATACTGCGGTACTCTTCCAGTCGTTTTTTATTCACTCCATTCCCTCCAGTATTCCATATCCATTTCCAGCTGCTGATCGGTGCGGTAGATCTTTTCTGGTCTGACTCGTTTTCCTCTCCGTCCCTTTGCCGGTCCGTCCAGGCTGACCAGTATGTACTCCTTGCACTCTACGTCCAGGATGGCGTGATCGTATACCCGGACAGTGTCCTCGTCCAGGTAGTAGCCTTTCGGTACCTGGATCTCGTCCGTTACTTTCCTGCTGCTGATCTTCTCCCTGCGCGTTTCCGGTGTAATGATACTGCGGCTGCAGTTGTATCTTCTCTTGCTTGGGCTTCCGGCTTCCCGGAATGTTTTCTCTGTTTCCTTTAGCAGGTACTCTGCCAGTTTGTAGTAGTTGCCGGTATCATCTAATGGTCTCACATTTACAAATCCGCACTTCCATTTGCTCTCTATCAGTTTCAGATCCTGACGGCTCATCACGATGTGGTGGTGGATCCGCTGGTGCTTATACTCTGTCACTGCGATCCACTTGAACTTGATCTCTCTTTTTTTACAGTGCAGGTGCAGATTGCGCAGGAATCTTTCCAGATCCTTTTTCGCTTCTACAGCTGACGGAGCATCTTCGTATGTCAAGGTCAGGAAATAGTCTCCCGGCACGAAGTTATGATTCAGTTTTGCCGTCAGTGCCTTGACCGCGTTTCTGAAATTTAATTTCGCCACGGCTTCCGGAGTCGGGTTCGACTTAGGCTTTCTTTTTTTTCCTTTTGTGTAGACTCTGCTGATCGCCTTTAGGCTGATCAGCTTCGTTCTTCCTGCTATGATCGTGTCGCGGTAAAACATGATGATGCTCCATTATTAATACCCTAATCGAGTTTCAAGGCGGCCGTCCGGCCGCCGGTGTTTCCTTTATATATAATGTAGTTTTTTATTTCAGCGATCTTCTTTTTCCCAGCGGCTTGCGATATTTCTTCCCCGCCATCTCGTTCATTATATTGATCGCCATCTCTGCTCCGTTTTTGTACCCCTTGAAATATGCAGCCAGTTCCGAGCTTGTCTGCGGATCCTTGGGCGCGATTGTGAGTTCTATTGTATCGTTCATTTTTTCGTTCTCCTGTTCCAGTCAGCGATAGCTTCCGCTTTCGTTTCTCTGAACCACCCCGTGCTGGCACCGCATCTGTCCCCTGTGCATACTACAACATACGGGCGTTCTCTTGTAATATCTTTGGTTACTTCCGCCTCGCTACCGCAAAACGGGCATCTTAATATTTTTCTTCGACCAGTGTGTACCTCGGGTTGCTCGTCCACAAGCCGTGCGAAATCTTCGATTCGGTGAAGTTCGTTCCAGTTCCACATGTTCATATCTTCCAGCAGTCTATCTGCGTCAATCGCTCTCATAGTTCTCATCCTCCCACCAGCAGTCTATATACTCGACTCCCGCCTCCCAGCACGCTTTGTCGATTTCTTCGTTTATAGCGTTTTCTTCGACTTCAAATGTAAATTCTCTTTCCGTGCCGTCTATGCTCACATATCCTTTTTTCGTTACCATGTTGCACCTCTTTTTTTACAACATCGACAGAATCCGACCGAGCTCTTTGGCGGCGTCTCTGTCCAGGGTTCCAATCTTGGCGGATCTGACATGATCAGGATCCCAGGTTCTGATGTCTATCTTCGGGTCCTGGCCGTTCCAGGACACCAAGTTGACTTCTTTCGTCCAGCCGGATTCGGTCTGGTCGAATACTCCGTAGTGTTCAACGATGTTAAATGTAAATTCTTTGTTATTCATGGCTCATTTCCTCCAATATGTCCAGAATTTCATGCGCGTATCGTCCAATTTCGCTCACATCTCTATCTAATTTATCGACGTCTTTTTTGTAGTGACGGTCACTCCCCGCCACCTCATCATATGCACCGATCACTTTTGAACGCAGCAAATGTTTCAATCTTTTTTCCGCTCCAGGATTCTCGTACTTCTGGCATTCCGGTATGAATCCGGTTGCCCGTTCGATCGATATGATTCCCACGGTTTCCCCATACGGGGTCCCTTCCGGCACTTTTCTTGCCAGCGCGGTTATTCTTCGCCCGCATTTCGGGCAGCGTTCCGGCTGGAATCCCGTTGTCTTTCCTGGAAACGTCACTCTTTCGTTATCCACCACATCTTCGTATGAAATTCCTCTGATTTCTTTAAACGATTCAAACACGTGCCCGCATTCGCAAACCGGGCACATCGTCACTCTGGCTCCTCTTTCTATGCAATCATCCATTTCTTTGCACCTCCATTTTCTTTTTTTTGATCAGTGGTCTGCATATATTCACCACGTCCTGCGGCTTTTGGCTGTATGCAGCCCGGCCAATATTTACAATCGTTTCGTCTACTCCGTCTTTATCATATTTCTTGATCA